CAGGGAGTACATTTGTAATTTTATAATGAGCACATTAGAAACAAATTTAATTCAACCAAGCACAGGCACATCTTTAACTATAGGTGCATCAGGGGATACAGTAACTGTACCATCAGGTGCTAGTTTAACTTCTCCTGGATTAACTTTATCTGATAATCTTTTATTTAATGCAGCATCTAAAGGAATTTATTTAGGAGTGACTTCTGCAACAGCATCAAATTTACTAGATGATTATGAAGAAGGAACTTGGACACCTGTAATTACTTCTGGTGGTAATACTTTAACAGTTTCTGGAGGAACTCAATTTTATAAATATATAAAAGTAGGTAAAATGTGTTCGTTATTTTATAATGCTGGTAATGTAACTGTTTCTGGAACAGCAGCATCTGGAGATCAAAGAATTACTGGACTTCCTTTTGCTGGAGCGACTGATGGCAGACAATCTGGAACTACTCCAATGTACTACACATCAGGTGGACTTAGATATAACTCAAAAGACTTTTTAGCTTTAAGTATTGGATCTGGTGCAACAGAAATAGAAATAGTCGGATATGACAACAGTAGTGGATATGCAAATCCTGGCACTCCATCAACAGGAAGTGGTACTTATTTTTGGTGGCAATTAACTTATGAGGTGGCTTAATTATGGCAATAACTAAAGAAACAAAAATTGCAAAAATAGAAGTTGTTGGAGATTTTAAAATTGTTCAAATTGCAACAGATACTATTATCAAAGAAAATGGAAACGAAATAAGTCAATCAAGACACAGAAAACTTTTAGCCCCTGATATGGACATTTCTAATGAACCAGCAGATGTTCAAGCAATTTGTAACACAGCCTGGACACAAGAGGTTAAAGATAATTGGAATCAGCATCAAACTGAAAAACAAAGTTTAACAGCTCTTTCAGCAGAGGAGGATCCTAATTTAGGAGCATAATGGCAAACGGAACATTAAAAGTATCGAATATACAAACGAGCAGCGGATCAGGGACCATTACTCTTGGTCAATCTGGGGAGACTGTAGATTTTTCTAACGCAACAACTACTTTAAATAGTGCTATGAAAAACACTCCCGCATTTTTAGCTTATTTAGCTGATCAATCTATATCAGATGCTACAGAAACAACTATTGTTTGTGATACTGAAGTTTATGATACTAATAGTGCATATGATACGTCAACAGGTAAATTTACTGTTCCAAGTGGTGAAGCAGGGAAATATACTTTTACTCTTTTTACTTTTATAGAACACAATAACAGCAATGATTATAGACAAATATATTCTGTATTTCAAAAAAATGATGGTTCCGTTGGTTATGGTTCTACTCATCAATTATATCATGAAAATTTTAGTAATAACTTTAGAGGATGTTCTTTATCTTATACTCTTACATTAGATTTAGCTGTTGGAGATACTGTTAAAGGTAAAGTTTATCAAGATAATGCTGCTGACGCTGCAAGGGGATTAGAGCAAGCATCATTTAGTGGATTTAAATTAATAGGAGTATAATGACAAGTATATTAAAAGTAGACACGATACAGGACGCAGACGGTAATAACATTATCAACGAAAGTGGTAACACGATTACTATCGGTGCATCTGGTGACACTACTAATATTATAGGAACTTTACAGAATGATGGTGCTGCTGTTGGTGGAGATAATAAACCAGTTTTTGCTGTATCAAAATCTGGAGGTTCTAATCAAACTATTAGTCATGGATCATATACTAAAGTAACTTTTTCAAATGAACTTTTCGATCCAGATAGTGTATTTGCTTCAGACAAATTTACAGTACCATCTGGAAAAGGTGGTCATTATTTATTTTCATGGAATTTACAAATTGAAGATAGTGATAGTGCTATAGTTAGAATGATAACTCAAATTTATAAAAATGGAAGTGGAGTTTCAAGTGCTCAAATGAGATCAGAAGGTGGAGATACTGTTTTTGCTAATTATACAATATCACAAACTAGAATTGTTTCTGCTTCTGCTGGAGATTATTTTGAAGTATATATTTATCAAGAAAGTTCAAATGGTTCTAGTGTAATATTAGAAGCTAGTACTAATCATAACCAATTTTTTTCAGGAACAAAATTAATAACATAGGATAAATTATGGCATTAACTAGAATAGGACCAAATCAATCAATAAACTTAGCAAGCAATGTTACAGGAACATTGCCAGTTGCTAATGGTGGTACGGCCATAACATCAGGATTTGCTAATGGAGTGACAGATTTTGATAGTTGGAGAATGACAACAGAGGTATCTAATGCTAGTGGTGGTGTTCTTAATGGGAGTTGGGAAAGACAAGATACTAATAGTCAAAATATAAAACAAGGAACTGGAATGACAGAAAGTTCTGGAGTTTTTACTTTTCCAGGTACAGGTATATGGGAAATAGAATTTTGGACAAATATAAGTGTAGATGGTAGTTATAATTATAATGGTTTTTATGTAGAGTATTCAGCTAACTCTGGATCAAATTTTAGTTATCTCAATGGTAATTGGGATTCTGGTAGTGCAAGTGGTAAATCAATTGCAGTAGGTGCAACTTCATTATTAAATGTATCAGATGCTTCAACCTATAGAGTTCAGGCTAAAGCATCAGGTGCTGGGGGTGGAGATTATCAAGGAAACACAAATGTTAATTACACTTACTTTGTTTTTAAAAGATTAGGAGATAGTGCATAATGATTAAAGATTATTTACAAGCAGCCTTACAAACTTTTAATGGTGGTAATTGGTATGCTTGGAAAACGCATGATAATGATGGAAATAAAATTCCTAACGATCAACGTATGCAATATCAATACGTTAAAATTGTTAAAGATGGTGCTACTATGCCAAGCGAAGCTGATGTTAATGCAAAAATACAAGAAATTAAAGACGCTGATGCAACGCGCGAAAATAATAAAGCATCTGGTAAACAAAAACTCAAAGATCTAGGATTAACCGACGCTGAGATAAAAGCACTGACAGGAGCATAATAAATGCTCGGTTTTAGTTCTATATCCGAGCTACCAATTTCAAGTAGCATATTTGATCCCAATGTTACAATTAATGTAACAGGAAGTCCTTTAACACTATCCATAGGAGCAGCTACAACTTTAGCAGGTGCTTTTGTTAATGTAACAGGAAGTCCTTTAACATTAGCTACAAAAGATGTAATAATTAATGCTGCAGCTAATGTAACTGTTGCAGGAAGTGGACTAACTTTATCTGCAGGAAGTGTAGTAATCACTGCCGCTGCTAATGCAGTTGTAACTGGAAACCAATTGACGTTAAACACAGGAAGTGTTACATTGATTGGTAAAGCAAATGTAACGCCTGATGCGACTCCTTTGACTATAACAGTCAAGGATGCAACGGCAATAACATGGAGTGAAATAGATCCAAACACAAACAGTGTTTGGGTAGAAATAGACCCGATTTAATATGGCATCAACATTTTCAACAAATTCAAAACTAGAGATTATCACAACTGGTGAAAAAGCTGGTCTTTGGGGTAATATAACAAATACTAATTTACAGATACTAGAGCAATTATCTAGTGGTTACCTATCTTTAGATGTAGCCTCATCTGATCAAGCATTAGCATTAGATAATGGAGCAACATCTAATGGTAAAAATTTATATTTTAAATTAACTGGTATACTAGCAGCAAATAGAACTGTTACAATTCCTGATAGTTCAGAAAGAATTATGGTGTTTGAAGATGCTACCACAAGAGAAAGCTCTGCAACTATAAAAACATTAACAATTAAAACTGTATCAGGGACCGGGGTTACAGTGCCTCCTGGAGCAAAACTATTAGTATATTCAGATGCAACAAATGTTAATTTAGGTTTATTAAATAAAGGTTATCTTACAGTAAACTCTTCAACTGTAACTGCTCATACGGCAGTGGCAGGCGAACAAATTTTTGCAATTACAAACACTAACCCTATAACAATCACCCTACCATCAACGGCCGCTACCGGAGATGAAATAACAATCATAGATGGTGGTAACTTTTTTGCATCAAACAATCTTACAATAAATAGAAATAGTCACAAAATAAATGCAGGAACTTCTAACTTAGTTTTAAATGTTAATGGTCAAGCATCAACTCTTGTTTATGCTAATGTAACCGTTGGCTGGGTATTGAAGTCAACTAACCAATAGGAGTAATATTATGGCTCTTGTTGAGTTTCCTTTTGCTCCTGGAATAGACAAACAGGACACTACCGTTGGTGCAGAAAACAGATGGGTAGACTCCGATAATGTTAGGTTTAGATATGGTCTTCCTGAAAAAGTGGGTGGATGGTCTTCATTAGTTTCAGATTCAATAGTAGGTGTAGTTCGAAAACAACACTCTTTTGTTGATCTTGATGGTAATAGATATGTTGCCCTTGGAACAGATAAATTTTTACTTGTATATTTTGAAGGACAGCTTCATGATGTTACACCTTTAAAAGCTACATTAACTTCAGCAACAATTGCAACTGTTAATACTTCACCTACTTGCACAATAACAAAAGCCTCACATGGTTTAGCAGCAGGAGATATAATTTTATTAGACTCGGTAACTTTACCAGGAGGAACAGGTTTTTCTGCCTCTGATTTTGAAGATAAAGTTTTTCAAGTAATTACGGTCCCAACATCAGATACTTTTACTATAACACAATCCTCAAACGCTGGAGGAACGGTATCTACTGGAGGTAGTTTAAGTATAAAACCATACGAGCCGGTTGGACCATCAGCTCAATCATATGGCTATGGTTTTGGTATTGGTAATTTTGGTGGAACAGTATCTGGAGTTGCAACAACAACTTTAAATGGTGCTCTTAATGCAGACACTGCTGGTACAGGGGGATCTGGTACAGCAATAACTTTAACATCGGTTACAGGTTTTCCAACAGGAGGAGGAACAATCGCTGTTGGTAATGAGTTAATAACTTACACTGGAGTAAGTTCAAATGATTTAACTGGTATCACCAGAGGTACGAACGGCACAGCAACAATCGGTACATCAAATGGACAAGCTCATAGCAGTGGTGCCACAGTTACAAACGCTACAAACTTTTCTGGATTTGGTAGTGCAGTAAATGCATCGACTGTAATTTTGGAGCCAGGCCTTTGGAGTTTAGATAACTTTGGACAAGTGCTTGTAGCAAATATTGCAAACGGTAAAACATTTACATGGAACTCAGGAGCTGCAACACCTTTATTAAATAGAGCATCAACTACAACATCTGGTTTTGAAACATCCAATAATCCAACTGCATCTAGAGTTACTTTGATATCACCGACTACACGTCACTTAATACACTTTGGAACAGAGACAACTATTGGAACAACAACTACACAAGATGATATGTTCATTAGATTTTCTGACCAAGAAAATATAAATATATATTCTCCCTCTGCAACAAACTCAGCAGGAACACAAAGGCTACAAGATGGAACTAAAATAGTAGGTGCCTTAAAAGCTAAAGAAGTTATTTTGATATGGACTGATAATGCTTTGTATACCATGAAATTTATATCT